GTGGTGGGGCCCGAGACGTTGAGTCTCAACTCGCTTGTTCGAACGGGGACCCACCAGCTCCGCTGAGGCTCCGCTGGTGGAACCCCCGACGAACCGCTCGGATTTTTCATATAGGAATAATAGATGGGATAATTCGTTCATGGATCTCACCTTTCACTAGACACCTTTCACTAGTGCAATTTTTCATGCTTTATTCATTATTTTTTTTTATTCGATTACACTTTGTGTACAACATTAAGACGACGGAGGAGGGCATCCAACTGGGGATGATCCCGACCATCATCCAACTTATAGCAATCTTCCGGTGGAAAATTACTAGTTACAACAAAAGTAATAGCATACAACGGCATCATTCCACCTTTAGTCTGGACATAACATTTATATCTGTCAAACCATTTAAGTAAATGGTTCATATCGATCGATTTAGGAGCTAAATCGTCGATAATAACTTCTGTCTCTAAATTATATCCATTCCACCAGATGCTTCTTCCATCCTTGATGTAGGCATCTGGGAAAGTTGAATGGGCGTGTCTGCTCTTTCCGACTCCTGGAGGTCCCCAGATCCACATGCATCCAACTCCCTCTCGTTGGATGAGGGGCTTACATGCGAAATAGTTTCGTAACATCGTAGATCCGTGTTTAAGCCAGGCACATGGGTGTAATTCCATGAATTCTCGTAAGTTACGCCGTTCGTCCATGTGCCGGATGAAAGCTTCGCCAACTGTAACTGGACTAGATCCATTCGATGATCCAGTACAGCTACCTGATTCATAATATTTTCCATCCTTTGTGCAATAACGTCGATTTTCTCGATCAGTTCCTCTAGCTCGTTCGAAATGAAATTTCGAGCCAAGGAGGACCTTGAGTGATGCGAGATTGTACGATTCACGACAATTGATAAATCCTTGCAGATGTGGTGTTCCAGATTCTCCCACTTCCTCACCGAACACTCCATAACTGCAACGAGTTTCAATAAACTTTCGACAATCTTCGATGTCGGATCCATTATAGTTGTTCAGGGTGAAACACCAGCGTTTCCCACTTCTCATTTATACCCGGGGGGGGGTAATACTGTACCCCCCCCGGTTACGTGTTACGTTTATATAGATGTGATAGTTAAGTTGACAACATATGCAATTTGAAGCATAAAATGCATTATTTTTGCATAATACAAAATGCTTACATCATTGCTTAGGTGATTGGATCACCAGCAAAAGACAAACTATGGCTAGCTACACACGCAACTGTCTCTGTCGCTGCGTTTTGATCGTTCATTTGAGATATGCTGACGATCCAATAAGGCACATTCCCGCCTAGTGAGAATACTGTTTCATCGGGCTTCATTGGACGTAAGCGATAGTTGACTTCAACACCTTGGTTGGGCTCTAACATAGCCTCTCTGTAAATCATAATACGTCCAAACAACTGTTGAAAATCAGGCTGATCATTGGGCCTATACATAATAGGCCAATTTGAACCTGTCAAAGTTGTCAGCTGAGAACCAAGAGGCCTTTCTCTGGCCCATACGAGCCATATTCGTATACGACATACGTTCACTGCAACTTGATCCATGGTGCAGTTAAGCTTTAACATACCTCCTCTTAAAATTATAGAGGACGTATCAAAATCAGGTACTGAGATACCTGTATCAGTAGAAATAGCTCCACCACCAACAGTCCAAAATGGAGCACTGGTGAGTGGGTTAATCAAACACTGTACAGCTGTAAACTTCTGCGTACTCATACCTAAAGGTGAGACGATAGTGAAAGTAGCTGTTGTAAAAATGGATCTGTAGTGCACTTTAGTTTGAGTCTGACGATATAGTGCCTGTCTCCAACTTTTTTTAGACATGCGACGGGCTTTAAAGACCTGATCATTGTAAGCACCTTGAGCTTTACTTGTAAATGCTGTGGTTCGTCTTCCCGAAGATCGATATCCACGACGCCTATATGGTCTTCTAGCAGTTCTTCGTCGTTTGGCCATTCCACCGGTTCTTCCACGAGAGGCATAGATACGTTTTCGGGCGTAGGAAGCCATTCTGAGAAAGACATTAGGTTTTTTGTTTTTCGTTTGACTTTTATATTTTAGTTGCGTGCATTTTAAGTTTGACTTTTGGGGTAAATGTTGCGCGAGATAAGGTCGATCAACGTCAAAGCACCCACACACCGGAACCCGGCTTCGCCGGAACCCGGTGGTGGGGCCCGAGACGTTGATACTCAAGTCGCTACGCGATGGGTGCATCCGCTCCGCTGCGCTCCGCTCTGCACCCAGACGCTCCACTCCTGGTTTTCATATAGGAATAATAGATGGGATAATACAGTTCATGGATCTCACCTTTCACTAGACACCTTTCACTAGTGCAATTTTTTCATGCTTTATTCATTAATATTGATTGATAGTTACATATGAGTAATCTTCAACCTTCGGATTAAGGCATCAAGTTGAGGATGGTCTCGACCATCGTCAAGCTTGAAACAATCTTCAGGTGGGAAGTTACTAGTTATTACAAACTTGGTGGCTACAAGGGCACACATACCACCTTTGGTCTGAACATACATAGGGTACCTATCCAACCATCTTAATAGATGATTTATGTCGATTCCTTTGAGTCCAAAGTCATCGATTATTACTTCTTTTTCAAACATATAGCCATTCCACCATATGGAACGACTATCTTTTACATAAGCCTGGGGGTTTTCGGAGTGGGCTCTCCGAGATTTTCCGACTCCTGGTTTTCCCCAGATCCATTCGCACTGGACGTTTGGTCGTTCAACGGGTTCCTTTGAACGAAGATAGTTTCTGAGCATCGTAGTTCCGGACATAATCCATCTGTGTGGATACTTGTCCATGTATTCGCGAATGGAACCGCCGGCGTCCATGTGCCGGATAAAATCTTGGCTTGCTGCATTAAAAGATGGTTGAGCTGAAGCTCCATCACACCTACCGAATTCTTCAAAGTCTCCATCCTTTGAACAATATCGTCGATTTTCGTGATTAGTTCCTCTAGCTCTTTCAAAGTGACATCGTTCACTAAGCTCTCTCTTGAGTTGTGAGAGAAGCAACGATTTAGTAAGATAGATAAATCCTTGCAGATGTGGCGTTCCAGATTCTCCGATCTCTCTTCCAACGATGCCGTATGAACAATTAGCCTTGATAAAACATACGATAGCTGTTCGCTCATCTTCACTATAATTGTTCAAAGTAAAACACCACTTCTTTCCAGATCCACCAGATATGCGGGGCATAAAGGGGGGGCGGGGGTAATACTAAACCCCGCCCCCCTTTGTTTATATAGATTTAAAAGTTTAACAATTATACATAGTTCATGGTCATATAATGACAAAATAGATTACATATGCGCTTAGGTAATCGCATCTGCAGAAAATGATAAACTATGTGAAGCAACGCAAGCGACAGTTTCCGTGGCTGCATTACGATCGTTCATTTGAGAGTTTGAAACGATCCAATAAGGGACGTTGCCTCCAAGCGAAAATACAGTTTCGTCTAATTTCATTGGACGTAAGCGGTAGTTGACTTCAACTCCTTGATTTTTATCAAGCATAGCTTCTCTGTATATCATGATACGTCCAAACAGCTGCATAAAATCTGGCTGATCATTGGGCCTATACATGATAGGCCAGTCTGAACCTGTCAAAGTTGTCAGCTGAGACCCAAGTGGTCTCTGTTTGGCCCATACAAGCCAAATACGTACACGACATACGTTTACAGCGTTGTCATCAAGAGTACAGCTAAGTTTTAACATACCTCCTCTGAGTACAATAGAGGATGTATCAAAGTCAGGTACTGATATACCTACATCAGTGGAGATTGCTCCACCTCCAACGACCCAAAAACCAGCACTGGTTAATGGGTTAATAAGACACTGTACAGCATTAAATTTCTGGGTACTCATACCTAGGGGGGCTGTGACAGTGAAAGTAGCGCTCGTAAAAATGGATCTGTAGTGCACTTTAGTTTGAGTCTCACGATATAGTGCCGATCTCCAACTTTTTTTAGACAAGCGACGGGCTCTAAACACTTGATCATTGTAAGCACCTTGAGCTTTACTTGTAAATGCTGTGGCTCGTCTTCCTGCAGATCTATATCCACGACGCCTATATGATCTTCTAGTTGTTCTTCGTCTTTTGGCCATTCGACTGGTTCTTCTACGAGGGGCATATACACGTTTTCGCGAGTAGGAAGCCATTCTGAGAAAGACATTAGGGTTTTCGTAAATATGTTGTTTCTTTTTTATGTCATTTGTTGCTTGCGTTCTAAGTTTGGGTTTTGATTTTGTGTTATTGGGGTAAATGTTGCGTGACTACACGTCGCTCAACGTCAAAGCACCCACACACCGGAACCCGGCTTCGCCGGAACCCGGTGGTGGGGCCCGAGACGTTGAGTCTCAACTCGCTTGTTCGAACGGGGACCCACCAGCTCCGCTGAGGCTCCGCTGGTGGAACCCCCGACGAACCGCTCGGATTTTTCATATAGGAATAATAGATGGGATAATTCAGTTCATGGATCTCACCTTTCACTAGGCACCTTTCACTAGTGCAATTTTTTCATTATGAAATTACTATTACATCCTTATGATTTCTATTCTTCTTTCTAATGCTTCGATCTGAGGATGTTCTCTCCCATCCTCTAATCGATAACACTCTGAAGGAGAAAAGTTGGACGTTACAACGAAATTATCAGCATACAAAGGCATCATACCACCTTTGGTTTCAACATTACATTTATAGTAATCAAACCATCTTAATAAGTAGTTTATATCGATACACTTTGGAGCAAAGTCATCGATTATTACTTCTCGCTCAAGGGCATATCCATTCCACCATTTTGATCGAGATTCTTTGACATAAGCGTCCGGATGTTCACTGTGAGCTCTTCGAGACTTACCCACTCCGGTGACTCCATAAAGCCATTGAACTCTGATTCCATGTCTCTCGATGGGCTTTGTAATGCTGAAGTAGTTTCGTAGCAACGTATGTCCGTGGAACATGAAGGCTCCGCTCTCCAGTTCCATGAATTGTCGTAAGGTACCGCCGGATTCCATGTGCCGGACAAAAGCTTTACCAATTTCATCTCTATCCATTCGACTTTCTTTACCAGGGCACCTACCATGTTCCCATACATCTCCATCTTTTCGACAATATCTTCTGTTAGTTTGGCTATCTCCTCCTGCTTTCTCAACATGCGTTCTTTCATTGACAACGTTTTCCTTAAACTGACTAAATGTATATGTTCTATTTGTGATGCAATATCCCTGCAGATGTTTCGTTCCATTTTCTCCAGTCTCTCTTCCAATGATTCCATACTTGCATAGACTGGTGATATTGCTTCTGATTGCTTGTTCCTCTTCTTCGACATAATTATTGAGGGTAAAGCAAAAACGTTGAGAAGCAGCATCTCTCCTAGGCATACATATAGTGAGGGGGAGAAAAAGTGGGGCGGGGGGTAGTACTAGACCCCCGCCCCCCCTTATTGAATTTTATTCAATAAACGACAAATTTGTTTACATATGCACTTATGTCACTGCGTCCCCTGAAAAGGACATTGAGTGAGACACATTACAAGCTACGGTTTCAGCCGTTACATTTTGATCATTCATTTGACTAACGGCTACAATGAAGTATGGGAGATTTCCTCCAGCTGTGATCTGAGTCAGATCTATCTTCATCGGTTTCAATCGATATGACATCTCAACACCTTCATTGGGTAGGAGCATAGCTTCTCTGTATGCCATAATCCTACCAAACTGGAACATAAAGTCAGGTTGATCATTGGGCCTGTACATCAGGGGTTTGGTTCCAGTTGTAAGATCTGTTACTTGTTGGGCAATAGGATCAGTTGTAGCCCAAACTAACCACATCCTGCATCTGACAGGGTTGACGTTGATTTGATCACAAGTACAGTTTAGCTTCACAAGTCCACCACGTACAACGATACTAGATGGATCGAAAGTGGGTACTCCTACACTTCGATCAGGATGAAAAGCTCCAGCTCCGCTTTCATAAAACTTGGCAGATGTAGAGTAGTTAATCCAACACTGTAAAAACTTAAAAGACTGACCTGTCATACCTACTGGCGTTGTGGCAACAATAGTGCTGGTGGTATATACGCTCCTGTAGTGCGTTTTAGTTTGAGTCTCACGGTATAATGTCCTGCGCCATGCCGCTTTAGACAAGCGACGGGCTCTAAAGACCTGATCATTGTAAGCACCTTGACTCTTAGTTGTAAATGCTGTTGATCGTCCCCTTTGAGCTCTAGATCTATAACGCCTAGCGTATCTTCGAGTGGTTCTTCGTCTCTTGGCCATTGAACGGCCTCTTCTACGAGGGGCATATACACGTTTTCTACCGTAGGCCGCCATGAGGAAGACATTATTTTCATAAACATGTTGTTTCTTTTTTATATCATTAGTTGCTTGCTTCGTAAGTTTGGTAGTTGGGGTAAATGTTGCGCGTCACCGCTGCTCAGCACGTCAAAGCACCCACACACCGGAACCCGGCTTCGCCGGAACCCGGTGGTGGGGCCCGAGACGTTGAGCTCAACTCGCTTGTTCGAACGGGGACCCACCAGTTTCGCTTCCGCTTCGCTGGTGGAACCCCCGACGAACCGCTCGGATTTTTCATATAGGAATAATAGATGGGATAATACGTTCATGGATCTCACCTTTCACTAGGCACCTTTCACTAGTGCAATTTTTCATGCTTTATTCATTAATATTGATTGATAGTTACATATGAGTAATCTTCAACCTTCGGATTAAGGCATCAAGCTGAGGATGATCTCGACCATCGTCAAGCTTGAAGCAATCTTCCGGTGGGAAGTTACTGGTTATTACAAACTTGGTGGCTAACAGGGCACACATGCCACCTTTGGTTTGAACATACATAGGGTACCTATCCATCCATCTTAATAGATGATTTATGTCGATTCCTTTGAGTCCAAAGTCATCGATTATTACTTTTTTTTCAAACATATAGCCATTCCACCAGATGGAACGACTATCTTTTACATAAGCCTTGGGGTTTTCTTCGTGGGCTCTTCGAGATTTTCCGATTCCTGGTTTTCCCCAGATCCATTCGCAGTCGACATCTGGTCGTTCAACGGGTTCCTTTGAACGAAGATAGTTTCTGAGCATCGTAGTTCCGGACATGATCCATCTGTGTGGATACTTGTCCATGTATTCGCGAATGGTACTGCCGGCGTCCATGTGCCGGATAAAATCTTCGCTTGCTGCATTAAAAGATGGTTGAGCTGGAGCTCCATCACACCTACCGAATTCCTCAAAGTCTCCATCCTTTGAGCAATATCGTCTATTTTCGTAGTTATTCCCTCTAGCTCTTTCAAAGTGACATCGTTCACTAAGCTCTCTCTTGAGCTGTGAGAGAAGCATCGGTTTAGCAAGATAGATAAATCCTTGCAGATGTGGTGTTCCAGATTCTCCGACCTCTCTTCCAACGATGCCGTATGAACAATTAGTCTTGATAAAACATAAGATAGCTGTTCGCTCATCTTCGCTAAAATTGTTCAAAGTAAAACACCACTTTTTTCCTTTCCCTCCGTGAGTTCGGGGCATAGGGGGGGGGCGGGGTAATACTATTCCCGCCCCCCCTTTTGTTTATATAGATTTTAAAAATATACAAAAATAAATAGTTCATAGTCACATAACGACAAATAAGATTACATCACTGCTTAGGTAATTGGATCACCAGCAAAAGATAAGCTGTGTGAGGCTACGCAAGCGACAGTTTCAGTCGCTGCATTCTGATCGTTCATTTGAGATAAGCTGACGATCCAGTAGGGACAGTTTCCTCCAAGTGAAAATACTGTTTCATCTGGTTTCATTGGACGTAAGCGGTAGTTGACTTCAACACCTTGATTGGGCTCTAACATCGCTTCTCTGTATATCATGATACGTCCAAATAGTTGTTGGAAATCAGGTTGATCTTTGGGCCTATACATAATAGGCCAGTTTGAACCTGTCAAAGTTGTCAACTGAGAGCCAAGAGGCCTTTCTCTGGCCCATACGAGCCATATTCGTATACGACATACGTTCACAGCTACTTGATCCATAGTACAGTTGAGTTTCAACATACCTCCTCTAAGTATAATCGATGAGGTATCGAAATCAGGTACAGATATACCTGTATCAGTAGAAATAGCTCCACCACCAACAGTCCAAAATGGAGCACTGGTGAGTGGGTTAATTAAACACTGTACAGCTGTAAATTTCTGGGTACTCATACCTAACGGTGAGACGATAGTGAAAGTAGCTGTTGTAAAAATGGATCTGTAGTGCACTTTAGTTTGAGTCTGACGATATAGTGCCTGTCGCCAAGCTTTTTTAGACATGCGACGGGCTTTAAACACCTGATCATTGTAAGCACCTTGAGCTTTACTCGTAAATGCTGTGGTTCGTCTTCCCGAAGATCGATATCCACGACGCCTAATAGGTCTTCTTCCTGTTCTTCTTCTTTTGGCCATTCGACCGGTTCTTCCTCTAGAGGCATATACACGTTTTCTTCCGTAGGCAGCCATTCTGAGAAAGACATTAGGATTTTCGTAAATATGTTGTTTCTTTTTTATATCTTTGTTGTTTCTTGGGTTTTAAGTTTGGGTTTTGATGTAATGTTGCGCGTCACCTCGGCGCAGCACGTCAAAGCACCCACACACCGGAACCCGGCTTCGCCGGAACCCGGTGGTGGGGCCCGAGACGTTCTGCTTTACTCGCTTGTTCGAACGGGGACCCACCAGCTCCGCTTCCGCTTCGCTGGTGGAACCCCCGACGAACCGCTCGGATTTTTCATATAGGAATAATAGATGGGATAATTCGTTCATGGATCTCACCTTTCACTAGGCACCTTTCACTAGTGCAATTTTTTCATGCTTTATTCATTATATTGAAAATTACATAAATGTAATCTTCAACCTTCGGATTAGGGCATCAAGTTGAGGATGGTCACGACCATCATCAAGCTTGAAACAATCTTCCGGTGGAAAATTACTTGTTATTACAAACTTGGTGGCTAACAGGGCACACATGCCACCTTTTGTTTGAACATACATAGGGTACCTATCCATCCATCTTAATAGATGATTTATGTCGATTCCTTTGAGACCAAAGTCATCGATTATTACTTCTTTTTCAAACATATAGCCATTCCACCATATGGAACGACTATCTTTTACATAAGCCTTGGGGTTTTCTTCGTGGGCTCTTCGAGATTTTCCGACTCCTGGTTTTCCCCAGATCCATTCGCACTCGACGTCTGGTCGTTCAACGGGTTCCTTTGAACGAAGATAGTTTCTGAGCATCGTAGTTCCGGACATGATCCATCTGTGTGGATACTGGTCCATGTATTCGCGAATGGTACCGCCGGCGTCCATGTGCCGGATAAAATCTTGGCTTGCTGCATTAAAAGATGGTTGAGCTGAAGCTCCATCACACCTACCGAATTCTTCAAAGTCTCCATCCTTTGAACAATATCGTCTATTTTCGTGATTAGTTCCTCTAGCTCTTTCAAAGTGACATCGTTCACTAAGCTCTCTCTTGAGTTGTGAGAGAAGCATCGATTTAGCAAGATAGATAAATCCTTGCAGATGTGGCGTTCCAGATTCTCCGACCTCTCTTCCAACGATGCCGTATGAACAATTAGCCTTGATAAAACATACGATAGCTGTTCGCTCATCTTCGCTAAAATTGTTCAAAGTAAAACACCACTTTTTTCCAGAACCACCAGTTATGCGGGGCATAAGGGGGGGGCGGGGTAATACTAAACCCGCCCCCCCTTTGTTTATATAGATTTAAAAGTTTAACAATTATACATAGTTCATGGTCATATAATGACAAAATAGATTACATATGCGCTTAAGTAATCGCATCTGCAGAAAAAGATAAACTATGTGAGGCAACGCATGCAACAGTCTCCGTGGCTGCATTACGATCGTTCATTTGAGAGTTTGAAACGATCCAATAAGGTACGTTGCCTCCAAGTGAAAACACTGTTTCATCTAACTTCATTGGACGTAAGCGGTAGTTGACTTCAACACCTTGATTTTTGTCGAGCATAGCTTCTCTGTATAACATAATACGTCCAAATAACTGCATAAAATCGGGCTGGTCATTGGGCCTATACATGATAGGCCAGTTTGAACCTGTCAGAGTTGTAATCTGAGATCCAAGTGGTCTTTGTCTAGACCATACCAGCCATATACGTACACGACATACGTTGACTGCGTTATCATCTAACGTACAGCTAAGCTTGAGCATACCTCCTCGCAATACAATCGAGGATGAATCAAAATCAGGTACTGATATACCTGCATCGGTGGAGATTGCTCCACCACCAACAACCCAGAATCCAGCACTGGTTAATGGGTTGATCAAACACTGTACAGCGTTAAACTTCTGGGTACTCATACCGAGGGGCGCTGTGACAGTGAAAGTATCGCTTGTAAAAATGGATCTGTAGTGCACTTTAGTTTGAGTCTCACGATATAGTGCCGATCTCCAACTTTTTTTAGACAAGCGACGGGCTCTAAACACCTGATCATTGTAAGCACCTTGAGCTTTACTCGTAAATGCTGTGGTTCGTCCTCTTGCAGATCTATATCCACGACGCCTAGCTGGTCTCCTAGTTGTTCTTCTTCTTTTGGCCATTCGACTGGTTCTTCCACGAGAGGCATATACACGTTTTCTTCCGTAGGCAGCCATTCTGAGAAAGACATTAGGGTTTTCGTAAACATGTTGTTTCTTTTAATATCATTTGTTGCTTGGGCGTTAAGTTTTGTTAGTTGGGGTAAATGTTGCGTGACTACACGTCGCTCAACGTCAAAGCACCCACACCCGGAACCCGGCTTCGCCGGAACCCGGGGTGGGGCCCGAGACGTTGAGTCTCAACTCGCTTGTTCGAACGGGGACCCACCAGCTCCGCTTCCGCTTCGCTGGTGGAACCCCCGACGAACCGCTCGGATTTTTCATATAGGAATAATAGATGGGATAATTCGTTCATGGATCTCA